CCATTTCACGATTGAAGCGGTCCTGTGCCGCGGAGAGCGGGTCGATCGAACCGAGGAGCGCCCGTGCCCTCGTCTCCATCTCAGCAAACCAACGTGCGGTGTCGGCGGCGTCGGCGCGCCCGCCTGCTTGCGTGACCTGGCTGATCCGCGTTTGGACAGGCGTCTGCGGCTCGACCGCCGCCAGGCGTTGCGCAGTTCGGTTCGCGCGTTCCGTTGCGCGGGAGATCGCCGCCGTCTCGCTCTCCCACTTCGAGCGGAGGCGCGCAGCCGCATCTGAGCCGGCCTGGGCGATCTCCGCGAAGTCGTTCTTGACCGTCGCCTTGCCCTCGGTGCCGAGCCTGATCGCGACGCTGTTGCGGGCCATCACTTACTCCGAAGGTTGTGGGTCGCCCGGCCCGGGTTCCCCGGCGAGCTCGTCTTCCGCGCCGTCGCCGGCGAGGCTGCTAAGGATTGCGGTCTCGACGTCGGGGAGGACGTCGCACAGGAGCTCAACGTCGACGCCTTGGACGGCGGCAACCGTCAGCAAGGCCGTGAAGTCGAGCGCTACCGGAACGCCGATGCTGATCGCGCCCAGCCCCGCCGCCCGCGGTTGCGCGGCATAGCGGAGCTGACGCTGGCAGTCGGTTATCAGCCCCCAGACGGCTTCTCCCGACGCGGTTTCGAGCGCGTTCTCTTCGTAGGGGCACTTTTCGCACCGGCCCCGCGCTTCGGCCTGGCAGGTGAGTTGGCAGTATCGCTGGCCGGCGTCGCCGCCTCCCCAGTGCCACCCGGCGAGACGGCGGATGCGTTTCCCTCCGCGTCCCGCTTCGACTCCGGCAGCACGAACAGGCGGTCGGCCGCCTCGAAGAAGCGGTCGTTGTCGAGGGCCATCTCGACGGTTTCCTCATTCACCGGCAGAGGCTGGCCCGACTCGTCGCCGATCCCTTCCCAGCCGGGCTCGGGCTGATCGAGCAGCGCGCAGCGAATCAGCTCGCGGCTGCCCGCTTCGCCAGCGTCCAGGAGACGGTTGAAATCCTCGTCCGACAATTGGGCGGTAGGAATGCTCGCGTCGAGGCCGCCGATCTGGCCGCGGACCGCTTGGGCAGCCTTGCGCCGCATCGCCCGTGTGATCGGAGCGAATTTGGCCCGGACGGCGGGGTCCTTCCCCGTCGCCGGAATGAGGGTGAGCCATTGCGGCTCTCGCTTGCGCAGCGTCAGCATGGCCAGGCCCTACGCGTAGTTCGCGACGTCGTTGACGAGCGTCGCGGTGACGGAGGCAGCGGTCGCGCCCGACGCCTGCCAGTTGTACGTTGCCTGGACGCCTTGCGGCCCCTGCACCGGGCGCTTGACCCTGGGCAGGAAGACTCGCGGAAGGGCGAACAGGAGGCTCGACGGCGCCCGCTCCCAACCGAAGCTCAGCGCGACCGGCGCGCCGCCGGCGGCGTTGAACAGGTCCAAATCGGCGAAGCGGACCGTTACCGACCCCGACATCGAGACCTTGTTCGGATCGGCGCCGTCGATCATGCCGTCGGGACGAATCGTCTCGACCTTCTCGAGGTTGTTCGAGAAGGTGAAGTCGGCACTGACGACGCCTCCGAGCAGAACCCCGCCTTTGCTGACTTCGCCGGTCGCCTGCGCGAAGCGGGCACCCCGCTGCAGCGTGGCGGCGGCGGCCTGGGAGGCGTTGTCGGGGCCGATCTCGCCTTGCGCGATGCAGCCGATCGTGGCGTTGAGCAGCCCGTTGCGCTGCATCGCGATTCGCATCGTATTGCCGGCGACGCCGATGTTCGTGAAGAAGGCGGGCACCTCCGGATGGCCGATCTCGACGGAGAGGGTCGGCAGCGCGGCCGCGCCGGAGGTGAAGACGTGCGTGAAGGTGCCGGTGCCGGTAGTCGCGGGGGCGCCGAACATCAGCTTGAGCCAGCGACCGAAGGCCTGCGTATCGACCGGGACGACGACGTCGCCGTCGTTATTGACTACGTCGGGGATGGGATCGAGAGGCTCGCGCCCCGTTCCGAGCTGATCGTCCTCGATCAACGGCTGCTCGGCGCCGAGCGTCGAGGAGATGAATGGAAGCCGGCGAAACGCCGAAGCCGCCGGCGGCGTCCCGTAAGTCGTCTCGAAGCCGCCGCGAAGGGCGGCATTGATGCCAAGTGCGCGCATGATTATCTCCCTCGGTCAGGTTTGGTCGATTGCGTTCAGTCGGGCGAGCCGCCGCCCTTTTCGGCGGCCGCGGATATGGCCGGGCTCTCCCCGGCGGGCGGCGGGGCCGAACGTCGGGCACGGGCCCGCGGCGACGCGGTTTTCTTCGCCCGCGCCGCCTTCTTCGGTCCCGCCTTCGCTTTCGGCGCCGATGCCGAAACGGCCTTCTTGTCGTCGATCAGGCGATTCGCCTCACCCGTCGGGGCCGTGATCTCGCCCTCCGCCGGACTGCGAAGAACGCCGCTGATGCGGGCGATAGTGAGCAGCGTGATCTTCTTCGTCGCAGCCATGCCTTGTCTCCTCGTCGGTTGCCGCTCACGCGAGCGGATCGGAAGTCTCGTACTGGGCGACGATCGGAACGACGGCCCAGTTTGTCGTGGCGAGCAGGTCGGTGGTCCGGTCGTTCCGGTCCGCCGCCTGCGCGGAGAGATAGTTGCAGAGACCCCCGAGCGTCCGATCAGCATTGATGCCGTCGCCGATGGCGCGCAGCATCCCGTCCAGTGTCTCGCCGCCGGCGCCGTCAGGAGCGGCGACTTCCAGGAACAGCCGATGCTCGTAATTGTATCTCGGCGGGCAGAGGTCGATCTCCGGATCACCGGGCTCGCCGGGATGGCCGATCACGACGCCGCCGGGACCGATGCGAGTCGGCTTCGAGGTGTCCTTGTCGAAGCCGCGAAGGTCGGCCGCCGGAAGTGCCGCGGCGACCAACGCCTTGACGGCGAGAATGACGTCGAGCTGCTTCGTCATCCGGCCATCCTCTTCTCTACCAGCGCAGGCACTCGGCCCGCCCATCGCTGTGCCGGCTCGTTGAACTCGATCAGCTTCCGGCTCGTGAGGGTTCGAAGCATCACGAACATCAGGACCGACTCCGCGCGGCGGCCTTGCTTGAGCCTGCCTTTCGTCGCCGGGCGGAAACCAGGACGCCGACGGCTGAGACCGGAGACGACGTCGATCGCCAGGCCAAGGCCCCCGCCCTTGAGAGGGACGGGATGCAGCTCCCCATTGAAGTGCTCTTCAACCTCGACAGGCGTCATCCGCTTGCCGCCTCGCTTCCGCGGGACGTTCGCAGTCGGGACTGCGAAGGCAGCGCCGATCGGCGTATGAATTCGGGATGCGCTGAAGAAGTCGATGATCTTCGGCGCGTTCGTGTAGACGTAACCGGCGGGCTCTAGGCTGGTCCCGCTCTTCGGATAGACGTCCGATTGCCAGGCGTAAGCGATCTTCTGCCCCAAGGCCCGGAAGGTCTGGTCGCGGAGTTCTTCTTTCAGCCCGCCCGTAGCTTCCTGCATCGCGGCGGTGACGGCGGTCTCGAAACGGCCGAGACCGTCGTCGAGGGTCGCCTGCAGGCCGGCCATGTCGAGAGTGCCGCGGAACGTCACCCCTTCGCCAGCTGGCAGTGCCAGACGCCCTTTCGATCGAGCCGCGGCTCGCCTGCAACGGCGAAAAGGGCGCCAGCGATCGGCGCCCCTTCCTCGTCAAGTATCTGCACCGAATGCCCGTCGGCGGGAGCGGGAACCTCCGACCGGCGGACCCTCAGCATGCGGCCCGTGGCGATGATGGAGCCGGCCTCGAAGCGGAGGTCGTCGTCGGACTCCCGCCAGAGGACGCGGACCGGCTCCGCCACGCCCTCCCAAATAGCGTCGTCGCCGAGGCGGCCGAACACCGCTTCCTGCAGCCGCGCGGCCGCCCCGGCGAAAGACACTGAACCGCCCCCGGCCTCAGATGGTCGGGATAAGCTTGATGCGGCCGACGGTATCGCCCGCCTGCTTCGCCGCGACGGCGACGCCGGCCTTGGTGTTGCCCGACGCCGTCTTCGTAAAGGCCGAGCCATCGGCGAGCAGATAGACCTTGTCGCCGATCGCCCAGGCGGTGCCCGTGTCGGTCGGAAGGTCGTAAACGCCCTCGGTCCATCCGGCGAACTCCTCGCCCGCGGCCGCGGTAGTCGCCGCGATCGCGATGATGGCGCCGATCAGATAGGCCATGCCGGCCACGACGCCCCCGGCGGGGGCGATCAGGTCGAGGGAATTGCCCTCCTGCACGAAGTTCCTCATCGTCTTGCTCCTGTGAAAGCGCGGCGCCCATCTCCGCGCGGAACTGGGGGCGAGGTTACGCTTGACTGTGGAAAGTCAGGGTTGAGGGTGGCGACGGCCGCCGGGGATCGACCCCGGCGGCCGCTAGGCCCCGGCTCTAGGCCGGAGCGGCGCCGGCATTGCGGAAGGCGCCGCGGTAGTCGATCGCGTCGACATAGAAGTCGTAGGTGACGCGATACTGCATCCCGTCGACGCTGAACGACTCCTTCGACATCAGCCGCGGCCCCGGCGCGCTCTCCAGCGAGCCATATGCCCAGACCGGCGCCTGCGCCGGGTCGGCATAGAGCTCCCAGCTATAGTCGGGGATCGAGCCCTCCGCGATCACGTCGAGCTTGCCGGAGAACGGGTTGATGTTGCCGACCTGCTGCGGGACGAGCGGAGCCGTGAGCTGCTCGGCCAGCGTCTCCGTATCGGGCCCGACGAGGAGAATCCGGGGCGCCAGGTTCATCACCTGACCCTCCAGGTTCTTCTGTTTCCGGATCGACGCCCGGCCCGCGCTGATGAGCGGCACGCTCATCGAGCCGCCGGCGCCGGCGAGGTTGCCGTGGTCGGCGTGGAAGACGGTCTTGTTGTCGCTGAGCTTCGGCCCGAGCCCGCCGTTCTGGTTCTTCACCTCGTAGAAATAGGCGTTCTCGAACTGCGAGACCATGCGCCCGATCGAGCCGAAGACGTCGTCGAAGGCGCCGATATCGTCGTTGACGATCGCCTGCCGGGTGAGGATCAACCGGCGGCCGAACGACGCCAGCTGCACCTGTTCCCGGCCTTCGCCGATCGTGCCCGCCTTGATCTCCCCGTCCTCCAGATATTTCTTGAGGGTCGGAAAGTCGCCGACGCGCAGCAGCCTGGTCGGGCGGAAGTCGCGGAGGTTGCGGCGCCGCGCGATCCGCTGGAACGTCGGAGGCGCCGCCGCGTAGGCGTCGAGCAGGATGCGCTGGCCGGCCTGCTCCATGATAAGCGGGAAATCCGACGTCGTGTGCGCAGCGCGCAGGATCACGTCGGGGTTGCGCTCCGAGGCGGGCACATTGGCACGGGCCCTCGCCAGGTCGAGCATGCTGAGTCCCATGAACTCGCGGGAGCCCTGTTCGGCCTCGGTGAGGTTGCGGCCCTGGGCGCGGGCGACCAACGCCACGACGATCGCGCCGCGCGACGCTTCCTCGTTCGAGGGTCCGCCGGTCGGCGCGGCGCGTGCAGGCGACGTCGCCGCGCGCTGCGCCTCGGCGCCTGCCTGGAGGAGCGCGGCGCGCGCCGTTTCGACGCCGATTTCGCCGCGGTCGTTCTGCTGAATCAGTTCGTTGGCGCGCGTGGCCAGCGTATCGCCGCCCAGGCTCCGTGCCTGTTCGACGAAGGTGAGCGCGTCGGCGCCGCTGAACCGCGTCACGGTCGGGGGCGCAGGGGGCGCGGGTGGAGCCGGCGGCGCCGGCGGCGCGGGTTCGGCCGCCCGCTCACCGGGAGCCGGGGCCGGCGGAACGGCGGGAGCTGCAGCGGAGGCAGGCGCAGCCGTGGCCGGGCCGCCCGTGGTCTGGCGGATTCGCATATCGTCTTCCTCTTCGGTTGCGCCCGGAAGTGGCCCGGTTTCAGAGCGAACCCGGGCGTTCGCGTCTGCGGGTACTGGCACGAGGCTGACTTCCATCAGCTCCCATCGGATCGCGAGCCAATGCTCATGGCCGTCCTCCTCGGTCCGGCTGATCCGCCACTCGGTGACTCTGTAGCCGATCGAAATGCCGCGCAGTTCGCCGCGCGCGACCATCCCCTCGACCTCGCGGGCACGGTCGGTGTCTCCGAACTTGAGGACCCCGACCAACTCGCCATTCTCAATTCGCGCCGAGATGAGGGTCCCCAGGACGGCGCCGACCTCCCAGCGATTGTGCGCGTCGAGCAGCGGGACGAGGCCTTGGCCGACGCGGGCGAGGTCGATTGCCCGCTCGCTGATCTCCAGCTCCTCCGTGAAGTAGCAGAGCCGGACCGCTGTCCCGGCCGAAAGGACAGCCTCGACCGTGCGCGTCGCCTCGCTGTAGGTCGAGTCGGCGACCGCCAGATTGACGAAGCGGGTCCCCTCGTGGCCCACCATCGGCTGCCGTCGTTCAGCCTCCAGCGCCTCCGCTTGGGCGGCGCTCCGGACGAGCATCGTCGTCGCCAGCAGCCCTATGGCTGCCGCCGTGCCAAACTTGGTCATCTTGGTCTCCTCAGTCTTTCCCGTCGCCGCCCTTCGGCATCAGGTAGCCGACCGCCGCCTGCAGCACGCCGCTGTCGGTTAGCTTGCGAGGGTCGGTGTCGAGCGCGAGCCCGAGCTCGTCGAGCTGCCTGTTGATCGCCGCGATCTCGCGCAGGTGATGCTCGCTGTTGATGCCCCGTTCGGCCAGCGAGCCGGTGAGCGTCTTGATGCCGGCGCGGATTTCCATGATTTCCGCCATCAGGTCCTTAATTGGATCAACGAAGCGGCGAACGGGGAGCGCGTACCTCCAGCGAACGTCGAGGAACCGCCGATCCCCTGTTTCCAGCGCCAGGCGCCGCATCCGGCGCACGACAGCTGGGCGGACTAGGTGAGGGATGAAGACGTTTTGCTGCCAGTCGTCGAGCAGCGCCCACATTCCAAGCATTGCCGCGCGCAACGAGGAGTAATTGGCCTGGCTCACGTCGCCGCTCATGCGATGATATGGCGCCAGTTGAGCCGATATCGCGGCCAGCTGCTGCCGGATGAAGTCCACTGCTCCGCCGGTCTGGGACGGCGAGATCGTATGAACCTGGTCGCCCTTCCCGGTCCGGTAGATCATTCCGGGCGTAACCGTCTCCTCTAGG